AAGACCGGCGGGTGCCGTCTTACCCTTGAAGGTCTTGTGCATCCGTGCCGACACACTCTTGGCCACCTTAATGGCGGCGTCGCACGCGGCGATTGCCGGCACACTGTCGATAGCGGGGGCCGCGCCAGCAGCGGCGGCTTTCTTCTGCATCTTGGGCTTGCCGTTTTCCATAATCTGGTTGCCGGCCGCGTCCAACGCGGGTTCCATGTCGTCGTCCAGGCTGGCTTCGGGGCTTTCGCCACCGCCGGCAAGCGCGCCAAGTGCGGCCTGCAATTCGCCCAAGGGTTCGGCAACTTCGGCAATCACGGCCGCAGCTTCGGAAATGGTGAGTTCGCCACCGCCGCCGCCTTCGCCGCCTTCCTTGTCTTCGGCCTTGTCTTCCTCCGCGTCCATCGCGGTATTGAATTTGCCAAGCAGCGCGGCGTCGGCGCCGTCCATTCCGAAATAAGCGGGAAGGGCCGAAACGGCCACACCCAATTTGGCGGCGACGTTGACGCGGCGTTGGACTTTGGCCATTGGCTTTACTTCCCTTAGTTCGCTCGCGTCATACGCGAAGCTGAAATGGTCTAGGACAGCGATACCAGGCCCCATTCGTCCGTGTTCTACGGTGGCTAGATGATTGCCCCGAAGACGACGTTGGATTGCTTGAAACGGTTGCCCCTCAAATACTCCCGCCGTGAACTCATACACGCAACGGAAGCCGCAGGAAAGTTCTTTTTTCCCGGCTTCGATTGCAGCGGCCAATGACGACGACCAAACCTTGACGTTGCCATACAGCGTTCGGTCGCTCGCGTCGTATTCCAACTGTTCGCCAATGGTGCCGTGAACGCCCTTTGCCTCCGGTGCTGTAAGGTTCGGGTCCACTTCCGGGTCGCCAAGCATGGCGTGGTTGTCGGTCCACGGCGTGAGGCGGAAAGATTGCACGGTTTCAGGGTCGCTAAGTTCTTCCTGCGGCCTGTAGACCATGACAATTCCGCCGGGGTCGCTCTCCCAGCCAGGGTATTGGGTGGACTTTTTGGTGTAGGGGAACACGCCCACGCGAGACAGCGGATTGCGGCGCACTTCGTACCAGCCGTTTGCGTCCTGCACTCGCGCCGTCATGCCGGCTTCCCGTCTTCAAATTCGATTACCGGCACCATTGTGCAGCGGCAATTTATGGCTTGGCCGGGTATGCCCCGTTCGCCCGTGTGTTCATCTATAACCGGAGGCTTGGCAAATGAAAAGACGCGGCCGGAATAGGACTGGTGAAGCGGCCGGGGGTGAAGGCCTCCGCCGCTATGCACCCATTCATACTTCCCGACGCCGACTCGCTTCATGCGTTCGGCGTTCAACCCGTTATAGGCTTTGTGGGTTTGATCTATGGCGATGTTCTTTGCGCGCCGCGCTTCCACCCCGTCTTGATTTTCAAAAAAGCTAGTGAGGTCTTCCAGGCCCTTGCCGTCGGTGATGGACCGCAGCACCGCGCCTTGCACCTTTGTGAAGTATTCGGACGGGATGGATTTGATTAGCGCCACATTGTTGGCTACCGACGCTTTCATAAATTCGTCCAGCGTGCCGGTTAGCATATCGGTTTTAAGTTTGAGGCCGCCCGACAGTTCTTTAAGGCTGGTGGCCATCGCGTCTTCGCTCGCGGCGTTAGCGCCCTCCAACATGCCGGTGGCCAGCGCCGGCGCGACCGCGCGGAACAGGGAATCAAATCGGTTCTTGAGGTCGTTGGTCAAGATGCGCGCTTGCGACGCCGGCGACACGTCCATAGCGAACGCCACTTCGCGGTTTTTCTTTTCAAAGTACGCGGTAAAATCCGGGTGCCGGTACAGCGCGGTAATTTCCCGCTGTGCTGTAGCCGTCATTTCGTCAGTTATCTTTTTCAGCTTACGCGCGTAGCGGGCGGCCACACCAACCGGAAGCGCCAGGCGTGTGCCTTTCATGGCGCCGCTATGCTCGCGTGAGCGAACCCAACGGCTGCGCGTATCGGTGAGTAACCTACGAACCATTTTTGGTTGGCCAATCCGGTAGCGGGACCGTTTGCCCCGCCAGCGCGTGCGTGCAATCACCCAAGAATATAATTTGCCCGTTCGTCACAAAGGAATGACAGACAGAACATTTCATTTCGGGCCACTGGTCTTTGTCTTCCCAATTGCACCAACATTTTTCCCCTTCATGGCCCGGCGCAAAATGTCCGCTGCGCACCAAAATAGACGGCGTGAAGGTCGGCGCGTCTACGTTTCCGTCCCACCCCCAGCGCGGCGGGCCACCTTCGCCCGTGCGGATTGCGTGGACGTTATCGCAACCGGGGCACCAGAACGACACATAGCCGTCTTCCCCGTTGCGGAGCTTTGCCGACAACCTACCCACCCGCCATTGCGCCGGCGATTACCGCCAACGCCGCGTCCATTGCCTTAGCTGCGGCCGGATTCATCGGCTGCTTTTGGCCTGGTTGCTGTGCCGGCGGCGCCCCTGCGGGCTGTTGGCTTGGCGGAGTGTTGGGCGCGGTCTTCGGCGCGTCGGGGTCCACGACCGTATCGGGGCGCGGGCCTTCCGGCATGGCTTCCTCAATACCGTAGTAGCTTCCGCCCTTGCGATTTATCAGCTTGTTGCGCACGTCTATGCCATCCACCGCGCCAGTGTCGGACCAATTCTTGTCCGCGTTGCTCTCCGCCAACTCGCGTTCGGCCTTTTCCTTCGCGGTTTCGGCGTCCAGGTCGGCAAATTCCACATGCGTTTCAAACGGCTCGCACTTGAATTTCGGGCAGATATACGACCGCACGCAAAGCAAATGGTGCCTGTCCAGTATCGGCGCCATGTCGTGTTCTTGGATGCTTTCTAGGCTTTCGTGATAATTGGCTTCCTCACTCTCACCCGTGGCGTTGAAGCCCTTGGGCTGTACGCCTAGCATCTTTGTGGCCGGCACCTGTGCGATAGCGCAAGCGATTTGCCATTGCGTCATAATCACGGTGTCCACGTCGGCTAGTGCCGTGTCGAATTGCGCCACCTTTTCGGTGCCGCCCGACAGGCGCACGCCGTAGTTGTCGCGCATATAGGCCCAATCCTGTATCCGCTTTTGAAACTCCGCTTGGTTGGCGGCGGCTGCGGCCATGTCCACGCCTTCCACGACGGTGGTTCGCTTCGTCAAGGCAAGCTGCGGGCCTTCATTGGTCGTCCGTTCGGCCGCGTAGACACGTTCGTAAATGCGTTGGGGCAATGGGATGCCACCATAAAAATAGGTGGGCTTCAAAACGTCGGGCACTTCGCACGTCTTCAACACCACCAGGTGCGAGCGGTGATAGCGTTTCCCATTGATGCGCCAGTAAGTCGGCTCATAGAAGTGTTTGGAAGCCGGGTTGGCGCTGGCGTTAAAGTCCAATTCGGGCGTGATCCAATACGGGTCCACTTGGGACATGCCCTTGTAGCTTCCCGGCGTGACGCCATCGGGATTAAACGGCTTCAAATAATAATCGGGGTCGGTGCTTGCGACCTCGAAAAGTATCACGCGGATACCGAACGCGCGGCACTTGCGCACCGCTTCGGCGCAGTTCCACTTCGCCTTAAAGCGCTTGTCCAGTTTTTTAAATTCGTCCACCACCTTGGGCGGGAGTTTTTCCCCGTCGCTGCGCGCCACGTCGTAGCCGTTGCGGATAGCGTCGCGCGGAGGCATGGTGCAAGCCTGGTCAATAAACCAATGCTGCAACAACACGGCACACATTTGGTAGCCGATAAAAGATTGCGCCGCGTACCAAGTAATTTGCACGTCGGGCATAGGCATGCCGCTGTTAAGCACATACGCGTCTTTCAAGCTGTTGTCGTCCATCGCAAAGCGAACGGGCGTTACTTCTATCGCGCTGTCCATGCCGACCGACACGGCAACGCTTTGCACGTCCTTGTGCGTGCGCTGAAAAACCGAAGGCGTCATGCGTTGCAGCCACAACGCCAAGTTTTCTTCGGGCCGCCAGGCGTAGGGCTGGCGCGCTACGGTTGAAAAGAAACCTTGCGCCGGCATGTGCGCGGACGCGGGCGGCAAAATCTCACCGCGCAAAGGCGTCATGGCGATAAGCGCGTTTTTGGTGGCGTCTAGCATCCGACTTTAGCCCCCGTGACGGTCGCCCATAGGTCGCGCTGGTTGCCGAACGCAGTTAGGCCCGTAAATCCTTGCATCTTGTACTTTACGCCCGGCAAAAACCCGCCGGCTTTGATGGTGATTCGCGTGCCATACACGAACACGCCCGCCAACAGATAGTCTTGTGGCGTGCCGGGGTCCACGCCTTTGAGCGTGGCAATGATCCACGACACGTTGCCCGCTATCAGACTGTCGCCCGGCGCCAGGTTGTTCACAAAATCGAAGGTGTAATAGTCGTCCGTTGTCGGGTCGGCGTCTAAAAAATCCCCTACAGCCCTAACCATATTCCCGTTCGCCTTCCAGAATGTTCAAATAGTTGGCCATCGGAACAGCGCCACCGTAGCCCTGGACGGTCGCGCCGGCGATTATTACCCCTTTGGCGGGCGTCAATCCCCCGTTGCCGCTCACACCTAGCACGACAGCGGCGCCGGCGCACGTCCCCGCACCGCCAATTCGCTTCGCGGTGGCGCCCGACACGACGGCCGCACCGGCACAGGTGCCCGCCGTCGGCACGCGCACGCGCCCACCACCGACGACAACAGCCGCGCCGGCACAGGTGCCCGCGCTTGGCTTAATGATTTTGCCGACGCCGGCGACGACAGCGGCACCCACGCACGTTCCCGCGACCGCAACACGGCGCGCACCGAAGGCCGCGACGACCGCAGCGCCGGCACAGGTGCCCGCCGCAGCGCCCACCGAACCCGACGTGATGCCATTACAGGACGAATTGCCGGTACAGGTGCCAGCCATTCGGGCCATAGCACGCGCGCCACCGCTCACCACCGCCGCGCCCAAGCATGTGGCCGACGAACGAATGATGGTTTTACCTACGCCGGCGACGACGGCCGCGCCCGCGCACGTTCCTGCGGTCGCTTGCATATTGTTAGTGACGCCCGACACCACGGCGGCGCCAGCACACGTCCCTGCGCTTCGTCGCTGTGCAATGCCAAAGCCGGCCACAACAGCCGCGCCCGTGCATGCCCCTGCGGTTCGTCGCAAGGTGAACGCGGCGCCGGCGACAACGGCCGCGCCCGCGCACGTCCCCGCTACCGACGCAGTGCCGTGCCCAACAGCAGCGACGACCGCAACACCGGCCATTGTGCCCGACGTGGCGCGGAATGCTTTGCCAACTCCGGCGACGACAGCCGCGCCCACCATTGTGCCGGCGCTTCCGCCGGCGGCCGGGTATTGATAGCAACCAATCGTCCACGACACGCCGCGCGCATTGTTGAAAATGTCGATAGACCCCGGAATATCCGTGGTGTCCGTATTTCCGTTGGCGATAAGCGCGGACCCCGCCTTAACTTTGAAATCCATACCGCCCGACACGGTGGTGTCGTTGAATTGCGCGGTATATGTGAGCGACGTTTGATTGCCAGAACCCCAGCCGATGCTTGCCAGATCGGTGGCGTTGTTGGACCCGGACGAATGGGAAGAATTATTTTGACTGGCAAGCGTGCTAAAATTGAACACGCTAGTATTGATGACGCGCGGCCATGACGACGAACCATTGTCGTTTGTTATAGCCGTAGCGGCAGCAGATAGATTTGAAGGTCTTACAATAGTGGCGTTTGCCACCGTCGTACCCGCTACGACATAATCAAAAGAAACTGCAACTCCACCAGTTCGTCTTTCCACCAATAGAAAATTGGTGTGTACGCCTTGACGAAAAAGCAGCGTTACTAAACTGCCTGCGGCGTTATCGAAAATCATTTGAGAAGTGTTGCGACCGCTGTTACTTCCTGTGTTTCCGTTATTGGAATATACTAAGCCGTTGCCGCTATTTTTAAGCTGCAAACGCGACACAGACACCCAATCGTTTTGCACCGATAAAGTGTTTCTATATAAATTCTGTTGGTCTATTGCCACGCCTTTGCTTTGGTCGAATTGCAAAGGATTGGCGCCATTGTCCACAAAGGACTGTCCGGTGGCGGCGGTAAGTCGCGCAAAGTCTGTTGAGCTAGTGGACTTTCCGTTAAAATCGTAGGTGTTGGCGGGCGCGAATAAACTATCGTTGTACATTTCGCCAATCCACCCACCCACAGCAAAGGCGTTCCACCAACTTTGTGGGTCGGTGTAATTGCGGCCGCCAGCCGAACCTATGGTGGACGTTGTGGACATTAGAAGGGTATCGGTTCCCGTTTAGATATTAGGCCGTCAAATTGTTTTTCGGTGAGGTTGGCAGTTAGCGCGCCGGCTTTGCGCGTGTCGTCGTCCAAAAACTTTTTGAAAGTACCAGGCAACACTTTCGTGAAGTCAATATAGAACTGGCGAAACTGCAAATTAGGGTTGGGATTTTGCGGGTCCGTGTCTATTTCCGGCGCTAGCAACGTGCTTGCTTTTGCTACATTCACCAGGGGAAGGCGCACCACTCGCCAAAAATTATGGACGCCGTGCGGGTGTTCTTTAATCGGTTTTTCAATATAGCCCGTCACGACGCGGCGGTACTGGCGGAAACCTATCGTACTTAATTCCGCATCCTTACCATTAAATCTAACTTCGTCCTTCCAATTGGAATCATCCAACGCCGGCGTCCACAAGGACCGATTGACCATCAGCACTTCGTTATTTGCGATTTGGCCGGGGTCGGTGATGTTTAAGCTAAAATCAAAGCCCTTTTTCATAAGCAAGGTAACGTCACGATACCCATAGGATACTTGGGCTTGCTGGTATGTTGGGCTTCCTATTTCACAATCGCCCCACGTCGCGCCATCTGGCTTAACCAAAATCACGTCGCCCTGTTTGGCGTCGGTTGGCAACCCAGCGTCTTTTACGCGAAGTAAAATCTCACTCATTAGCGGTAAGCATCCAACCAGCCGGTAAAGGTTTCGGAAATCGTACCGTCCGGGTGACGGTGACAAAAATTGCAACTGTAAAAACCAGGGCCGTCAAGCAACACAAATTTGTGCTGCATGTTGCCAGGAATTGGAACGATAGAACGCGGACCCCCGCCATGCACACGCAACAATGGAAGTGGACGCCATAACGGCTTTTGGTCGTTCCCCGTAACTTGTACAAGGTCCGTGCCCAACAAGGGTTCAAACCTGTGGACTTCCCAATAGCCTTTCTTCAAATGCGTATTGTGAAAAAAATTATGGCGATGAGTTTCCACCACCGCGCCAGTTTCCAACAGTCCGTTGGGCTCGCGCACATACTCATGCCCTGCAACATATTCAGCCATAGGTGCCCGACCTCGCTTTGAGAATGTTGTGAGGCGCAGCGACAGGAACGTAAGCCGCCGTTGCAGCCACAACAGCCGCGCCTTGTATTGTGCCGGCGCCTCGCGCGAAGCGGCGCACCTGGCCAACACCCGACAGCGACGCGGCGCCCGACATTGTGCCCGCGCCGCGTCGCTGTGCAAGTGGCCGCCCCACGACAACAGCAGCACCGCCGGCATGGGCCGCACCGGCGTGTACTTTCTTGGTGACGCCGAACACAAAGCCCGCGCCGGCGGCGTGTCCTGCGGCTAACTTAAATTGCTTGGTGTGGCCGGCAACCGTGGCTGTGCCGGCGGCCGTGCCTGCGGTACGCTTCAACAGCTTGCCGACGCCGGCGACGACAGCGGCGCCCGCAGCCGTGCCAGCAGCGCGGCGGATTAAACGACCGACGCCGGCGACGGTGGCGGCGCCCACCATCGTTCCCGCAATCTGGTTGGTGGACTTCGCGCGCCCCTGGACGACCGCGACGCCTACCGCATGGCAGGCGGTACGCGCGAGTGCACGCCCTGCGCCGGCGACGACGGCGCCGCCTATGATGATACCGCGCGCCCGATTGATAGAGCGGCCGACGCCAGCCAGGACCGACCCGCCGACGGCGTGGCCCGCAGCGTGCGCCACGCCTCGCGCGCCAGCAGCAACGACGGCCGCGCCCTGCATCGTGCCGTGCGTGATCCGCAACGCCAAGCCAGGCGCGACGACGACGGCCGCGCCCTGCATCGTGCCGGCGGTGCGTTCCAAGGTTTTGCCGACGCCGGCGACGGTGGCGGCGCCGGCGCAGGTGGCCATAGCGCGTTTGGTAGCGCGGAAGACTCCCACAAGTGTGGAAGAACCAGCGCACGTCCCGGCCCCGCCGCCGCGCACGCGCGCACCGCCGAACACAACCGAATCGCCGGCGCACGTTCCTGCGCCCTTGTTGGTGGACTTGGTGGTGCCCGATACGACAGCCGCGCCCGCGCATGTGCCGGCACCGCGTGCGTTCGCGCGCAGCCCGCCCGCGAGGGTAGCCGCGCCGGCGGCCGTGCCAGCAGTTTTCCGAAATGCTTTGATTGGTGCGACGACGACAGCGGCACCGACGCACGAACCAACGGTGGCGCGCAAGGTTTTGGTGGTGCCGGCCACAACAGCAGCGCCCGCAGGATTGCCGGCGGTGCGCTTGAGCGTCTTGCCGACGCCAGCGAAGACAGCCGCGCCGGCGCACGTTCCCGCGCCCGCTACTGTGGTGGGTGCGTCGGCAATGCCATATGCGCTAAGGGCGTCAAAGCCAAGCACGGTTTACCCCCGCGCTTTGAGCGTCGCCAATTCCGCGCGCAGCGCCGCAATTTCCTCACGCGACGCCAACACGTCGTCTATGAGTTTGTTGCACACGTCCACCAGGTGCGGCACATGGGCTTCCAACGAAAGCATTTTGCGTTCGGGCCGCACCGTTACCTTTTTTGTTTTCGGGTCGGTGTGTTCCAGCCGTTCCGCAATCCCGGTTGCTTCCGGCAATGCTTTCACGCTGTCTTCGTACATAAGACCAATGCGGCGCGCAGTGCCGGGCGCGTCTTCGTTGTAAAAGAACGTGTAGCCCTTTAACAGCCTGTTGCGTTCATAGGGATCACCCGATAGCGGTTTAATATCCCGCTTGTACTCGCGCGATGAATAGATAGACCATGACGTGGCGCCGGGAAGAACTTGGACGCCGCCCGAACCGTTGGACACCACCGCGACGCCATAAGGCGTTCCGCCGCTAATTGTGTTGCCGTTGATACTGATAGACCCGCCAAATCCTTCAATTGAAACAGCGTTGGGGAAATCGCATGGCGCGAGAATTTGCGCGCTACCGTTGGTGAACTGCACCCACCGCGTGCCGCCAATCCACATTTCAATGTTGGCGGAGGCATTAGACGAATCTATGCAGATGCCGCCGACACCATCGGTAAAGATGCGCCCGCCATCCTGCTTGTCCGCACCGGACGTAGTAAAGCCGGTTCCGTGCATAACGAAACCAAATGTGTGGGTGGCGTTGTTGGCCCGAAATTGGGACGACGCCTGCCCGGTGCCGACATTGGAAATTTGAGCAATAGCACCCCCACCATTAAAGGTTTGGGTAATATCCAACGCGGCGGCGGCACCGCTGGCAACCGTATATAACAGCGCGCCGTTTTGATCCTTAAGCGGAAGCGAAGCGGCCGACGCATCGCACCACACCGTAACCGGGTTGGTGAAATTCACCAGGGCGTTGCCGTTGGTGCTGCGCGTGACGGTGGTTCGCGTCACCGACCCGCCGGTGTTGTAGGTGCCCCAACCCACTTCGCGGTTGCCGGCGCCGTCCCATGCGCTGTACGGCACAACATCACCGTTGGCGATGCTGGGGATTGCGCTAAAGGCCGCGAAGCCGGTTGGCGTGCCGGTGAACACAAAGGCGCCTGTGCCGATGGCCGCGCCGGTTATTTGCTTGGTGTAGTCGGCATAACGGAAAGTCATTGCAGCCCCCTAAGTGGAAAGGGCCGACCGACGAAGCCGGCCGGCCCTTCGCGTTCAATACTGTGCCGCGAGCTTTACGATTCGGTAATGGTCGTGCCGGTCGGAAGCTGCGGGGTGACGCCGTTGGACACGGCAATGGTGGGCGACAGCGGGCCGAAATAGTACAGCACGCCCGCACCGGACGAAGCGGACCCGACGCCCATAAAGGTTTCGGTTTCCGAACCGCTGGACGCGGTGGGGAAGTTCTGCGCGCTGGTGAGAGTGGCCACGGCCGAAGCGACGGTGAAGCCGCTGGAATTTCGGGTGATGCCGACGCGGGCATAAGACCCGTAGGCGGCTTCGTTGGTTGTCTGGTTGCCGCTCACGCCAGGGCTGGCGGTGTGCAGCGAAAGGTAAAGGCTGGTGAGCGGCGAAGACGCCGCGTTATCCGCTACGTTGGCGATGGCCGTTGCGTTGAGCAACAGTGCCAAAATAGCGGTGCAATAGCTGATAGTTTTCGCGGCCATGTAATTCCCCTTCGCTGGCGTAGCGGGCGCGCTGGCGCCTCAAGCGAAGGGGAAGCTACACGACGAAGGCCGGCGCGTCTAGTCCGGGCGTCCGAAGTTCGGCAAATGGTCAAACAGCCGCCCGTCGTCGCGCATCTGTTGCAGCCGTTCGGCATACACGCCGACCATTGCCGCGCGCAATTCCGGGTGATTACCCGGCCGAACTTCTATCGCGTTGTCCAGCGGGCCGGCGTTGATAATTGCACCGCCGGCGCCGTTCGGTCCATCGCACACACCGATAGAAAAATGGGTAAGCACCTGGCGTTCGTCGTCGGTGCCGCCGCATGTCGGGAACGCCATGTTTTTGATTTGCACCAAGCCATTGCCGTGCGCGTCAAATTCCATCATGGCGTATTGCCGGTTGAAGTGCATGTAGTTGGCTTCCTTCCACGACTGGTTCGCGTTTTCGTCGGGTTCCAACTTATGCAACGTCACCGACACGCGCATGGGTTTCTTGTTCGTCATAGTGAGCCAGGCCCTTTCCAAAAATACCAAATGGCGGTTGCTACGGCCGCCGCAATTACAATCCACGCGACAATGAAGAACAGCGGGCCTAAGCCCAAATCTTCTACGCGCCCGTCGGGGTCGCGTTCAAAATCGTGTCCGTACCCCAAGGCGTATTCCCTCCCAGCATCGGGCGCCCTTCGTTGAACGCCTCCCGTTCGTCGCTCGCGCAAGCGTCTATCCTCGCGCACTCTTTCGGTGTTTCGCATGGCGCATTTGTGGCCGGGCACACCAGCACAAACCGCGCGCCCACCTAATGCACCTGTGGCACGTTGGTGGACTTCACCAGCCAGCACGCCAGCGCGATAGCTTCATGGATTTGCAACGGCACTTCCACCGGGCGTTCTTGGATGCCCTTGGCGATAGCTTCGATACGGCCCCAATCGGCAACGTATGTTTTGCGGTCCTTGTTGATGGTGAAAAAGGATTCCGGCGGTTCGGCAAATCCTGCCAATGCTTCCGGCGGCTTGTCGCCTGGTACTTCGTCGGCCATGTCATTCCCTCACGATATGTTGAAAGCAATGGGGGCCGAAGCCCCCACAGCCCTTAGCCCACGTTGGTGTCGGCCACAAACCAGAAAACCTTCTGGCTTTCCGTCATGTTGGCCACGGCTTCCTGTAGCCGCGTCAAGTCGGCGTCGGCCTTGTCGTCAATCTGGCCAGCGTCGGGGAACGTGAGCGTACCGGCTTCGGCGCGCAGGATGGCGGCCTTGGCCCCGGCAATAAGCGTTGCCTGGTCAATGCGGCCGTCCACGCGGGCTTCGTCCGTGTGGTGTTCGTGGCCCTTGTTCTTGTCGGTCGTCATGCTTTGCCTTCCTCTTGGGTTTTAAAAATCCCTTGGGGTGACGGTGCCGTGATCCGCAGCCGCCCTTAGCTTCCGCCGGCGGGCAAAACTCACTGTGGTGCCGTCCGTCACCCTTCGGGGGCTTGGCGCCCGGTCCATACTCAACACGACCGGGCACGCCACCAATACCAGAATTAACCTAGAGGTCAACTAGCCAAAGAACCCACGGCCGCGCCGCACGTCTTCGACCGCATAGCGCAGGGCGTCAATCACATGATTTTTCTTGTCTTCCAGTACAGGAAGTACAAGCAAAGTCTGTTTGTCCACCTTGAAGCTGTAGTAGGTGAGTTCGTCGGCCGTGTGCTTGCAACGGGTATGCACCACGATGGTGTAGGCTTTTAGAAACTCTACGCCTTCCTCTATCGACCCTTTGCCTTTGATAGCGGGCTTCACGTTGAAGCCGTGGCGATTTAGGTAGCTGATAGATTGCGGGTTGCTGCTGTCGGCGGTGATGGCCCACTTAGTCGCGTCCGGTATGCCGGCGTCGCCATAGGGATTTTTCCAGCGCGCCTTCGTCGGGTCGTCCGCGCCCAACCAATCGTTGCCGGCGAACAGCGCGGGGATATGGTCAACATCGCAGCCGACGCGGTGCGCCTCATAGTCCACGAACAAGTGCCGGCCCTTATCGTTGGCTACAGCTTTGTGGATGCGTTCGCCATCGGCGCCCAACACGCCAGTGTCCACCAGGTCGCCAACAAAACACGACACCAGCACCGACGGGTCCACGCTAAAGCCGAAGTCCGCGCCGCGCCGCATGATGGCGTTGGTTGGCGTTTCAAAGTCGCGCACAATCCAATTCTTGAACACGCGCGCTTCGCTGCGGGTTTCGTAGGCGCCCTCCCATATGTGCTTGTAGTCTTCGGCCTGGCGGTGCTTGAGGTCGTAGGTGCGTTCTTCCTCTAGGCCCGGCGGAAACCAAGGATTGTCATACCATTGCGCCTCTATCACTTTAGCGCGCGGCGGTGGCGGGACGAATTGGCCGCGCAGCAAACCGTCTATGGAATTTTCCGGGTGTTCTTTGTCGGGCGGTAGCTTTGGGTTCCAGGCGAACCACATTTCCACGTCGGCTTCGCGCGCTGTGGGGCGCAACAGTTTTAGACTGGTGGCCGATGCTGTTTGCGCTTCGGTCCAGTAAAAGCGGTTCGCGCCTTCAATCGACTTAATGGACTCGCTGGTGTGATCCTGCATCCCCGTGAAGGTTATGAGGCCGTCGCCTGGTGTCTCTATCGTATCGCGGAAAATCTTAAAGCCGTCCGCCTCACCAAGCCCGAACACATTTCGCAAGCGCGCTTCTAACAATCGCTTCACGCTGTCGCGCAACGTGCGCTGCACTTCACGGATGCAGACAGAAAAAAGCCCGCGTTGGTAAAGCGCGTGTTCCAACATCATGTCCGCAAAAAAGTAATCCTTGCCGCCGCCGCGCCCGCCCCACGCGCCTTTGTAGCGCGCAGGCTCTAGCAGCGGGTCGAATACTTCGGCGTTCGGCAATTCAAATTCTGCGGGAAGTGGCACGCGCTATTTTTTCTTTGGAGGCGCAACGCTCTTTCGCGCGATGTAGTGATGCACGACGTTTAGCGGTTCGTTGGGGTCGCCGGCAATCTGCAATGGAATCACTTTCCCAATGAGCGGCATAAAAAGCTGTGGGTTCACCATCGCATGGTACACCAAGTAGTGGACGCCGCCCGACATTTCCAGCGCGTCAAGAATCATGCTGCGCAACGCGCGGTGATCCTTCCCAACAGTGCCGGGTTTTTTTCCTTCGTTGCCGGGCTTGAATTGGTGATCCGTGTTCGGCGTCGGCGGCAAGATGGTGACGGCGCCGCCGGGGGGCTTCGCCTTCGCTTTGCGTGAGGCCATGTGTGACGCAGGGGAATTTCGCCCCTGTACCTCTTGTACTTTTGGTTGCGTGTAGCGCCCAACGTGACGGCCACAACGCCGAATTGTCAAGGTCTTATGTGAAAACAATGGCTTGGTTGCAATCCTACCAACCGGAAAAGGGCTTTGCTCAATTTGAAGTAACAACAACCCATTGAATTTATTAAAGCCTTTCTATTATTACTTCTATAACCCCCTCTAACTAAATTCTATAACTGTAACAGTACACATATAGTACATAGGATACACGATACACGTGCATGTACTAACAATGTACCTTCTACCTTATGAATTTGGCGATTCTGGTTGGCAGAGAAGTGAAAAACCCAAAAGCCCTTTACGCGACAATGCGTTGCTGTTACTTCAAAGTCTGCCCGCACCACGAAAGCGCCCAATGCGTCGCCTACCCAAGCGTTCCAACATACTCAAGCAGCGTCTAGCTTTCGTGGTGAGCCTGCACGCTGCTGAATTGGCCCAACAGGACTTTATGGGCTGCACTGGCCTAGAGTTCTGCACGGCCATGCTTGGGTTGGTCCCGCCCAACCGAAGGGTTAAGAATTACTGGCGCCAGCTATCCCGCCACTTGGAAAACACGGCCGGCCGGCTGGACGGCTTCCAGTGCTGGCCTGCACCCCTAAAATAAACTGTACTTTCTGTACTTTTGGCTATTGACCTACCGGACAATAGTTGCTCTATAGGCGGAACGACGCGGCGCCTCGCGCGAAGACAGGGGCGGGAATTTCAGATGCGCCAGTTTATCCTAGTGAAGCCCAACTATCGCTTTGCCGGCTTCGCTCGCACCGAATGGCAGATTTTTTCCTACATTGCTTCGGTGAACGACAGCGACCGCGTGCGGTGGGGTTCCACCAGCCGCTTGATTTTTTCCGGCACTTTCGAGGATTGCGTTTCCGTTCTGGACGGCAAGGACTACGACGTGCGGGGGTATAAAACCGGCCGCAAAATTTGCCAGGGCCACTACACGCCCGCCGGCGTGTTTACCATTTCCAAGGTGAAGGCTGGTTGACACTAATTGACCAATCGGACAATATAGACGTGCCCGGCGCCTCGCGGGTTTTCAGGGGCGGAGTTGACGCAATGACCTTTTGGCAAAAAGTTTTCGTTGGGCTGCTGTGGGGCGCGGTCTTTGCGCTTGGCGCCTTCACCCTCTTTATTTCCAGCTTGCCGGCCGGGGTGATGCAATGAGCCAGCCCCACACCTTCACCCTTAAGGCGCTGCGCCGTTCTATCGGTAAGCGCGTGGACACCACCAGCAACGGCGGCACCGGCTTTACCACCGTGCCCGATGGCTACGAAGACGCCGACATAGAATTGGTGGTGGACGTGGAAAAGCTGGCGCGGCTGCTTGGCGAACGCGCCATGAAAAACAAAACCAACCGTTCTTCCATCGCGTGGGGCTTCGTCAAAGCCTACGCCCGCAACCGCAAAAGGATACCGCAATGAAGACCCTGGACACTTTTATGAAACCGTGCGGGCCGCGCGAACACTACGCCGCCCACGGCAAGAACGCATCTAAAGTTGTGCGCTCGCGCTACCGTGCGATGGCTTCTCTAGGTGTTGGTGGCGTCACGAAAACCACCACCTTGGCGATACGGAAAGGCCGCGACGACGAAGGCGAAGCGGTGCAAATCGAAGTCACCATAGAACAGAGCTACGACAGCGGACGCAACACCAGCATGGGCGCAAGCGTGTCTTTCGCGCCCGAAGTGTGGGCCGCGATTGTTGAGTGGGTGAAGGAAGAAAGGACATTGGAAGTATAATGGTTAATCATCCGAACAGAAACCCGAAGAAAAAGCACGCCACTAAAGCGGTGAAGCCCGCGAAGCCGCAGCCGTCTAGGTTTTATATCAAAGACGCTTATGGCACCGACCGCACCGGCAATGAACTTTCCGGTTTGTTAGCAACTGGCGGCGATACTGTGGCGCTGTTGAATTGGAAGCACCCTAGCGGGATTGAAATACACCGCTTGGGAAAGCATGTGGCGACCGTTGACACTATCGGCGGCGTCTATCAGTACGCAGAACAACATGGAAAGGCTTGGTAAAATGCAAAACCCAACCTACGGCCGCTTGGCCACTTACGCCCGCCGCGTCGGTATCCCGATTAACGACCCGCTGCACGACGCGCAGGCGCGACTTGCCGAAGTACAGACAGCACAGGGCGCCGCCATCAATGGCGTGTACCACCCGCCTGTCCCGCCCTATGAAGGGCATGGCGAAGACGCGCTGTTCCAACCGTTCTTTGACGGCAACCGGATCAAGCCGGCGATGGTATGGGGCACGCTGCTGGTGCTTGGCGTCGTCGGCATTGTGGCGGCCACACTATGACGACGCTGCATTGGGTAATCGTGGCCCAATGGGTGCTTGGGTGGGCTGGTGCCATTGCCTGGCGCAATCGCGGCTATCAGCGCGGCGTGATCCGTGGCTTAAAGGCCGCGAAGTTGATAGCGCGAAGCGCGGTTGCCAACGCTCCAACGGCGTGCCCCTACTGCGGCAATGCCGAACACCTGATAGGCGCCGCAATCTGCAAACTTATGGGAACGCGATAGCGTGGCGCAATTCCCCGTTATTTCCCGCGACGTGGCGCGCATGGCTAACATGGTGCGGTACAACACCGGCTTGCCATGCCGCAAAGGCCACCAGTCACCGCGTTATACCGCGTCCGGGCAATGCACTATCTGTTGCGAGAATAGACGGCGGGGCACGAATCGCGGCAACCTTCACAGCTACAAATTTGATATACACCCCGACGACGTGCCGGCCGTGCAAGCGCTGGTGGACGCATTGGGTTTAGCAAGGAAATTGGGGCAATGAGCGACAACGGCGTGAGAATACATCGTAGTAATCTGCATACTGAATTTGCCACGCGGTACAAAGGCGAAAGCCGCGCCGGCACCAAAGGCGACATAATCGGCGCGCTGCGCATCGTGCGCGTGTTCCATCCGGTGCGTGGTGAAGAAACGCAGTTGGAAATTGAAGCCGGCCGCGACATGCCCGTAGGCACGGCGCGCGGCGACCGCAAGAAAACCACCCGCGTGGACCGCAGCTTGGCGCGCATGTCGCTATCGCCGCAACTTGCCGAACAGATGGCGTGCGCGCTGCTTGGCCAGGTATGGAAGCCGCCGGCGGAAAAGCCCAATGGCATGTCGCCATCGCTTAACGTGGCCATGAACGAATACACCCCGCGCCACTACGACCAAATGACGGAAAACGAAAAGCGCATTTCGCGCGAGGCGTTCGCCGCCGGCTATGACTACCGCGAAAGCCTGATACCGGAGGGATCGAAATGAAACGCTTTGCTTTGCTCTTGCTGCTGGCCACGCCGGCGCACGCGATGGACGAAGACACCGCGCAGGCCCGGTGCCGCTCCGCCATCAAAGAGCGGTTGGCCTATCCCGACCGCGCGGAGTTCGGCCCGCGCAGTGCATCGGGCGCCGGCGACAATTGGGTGTCTATCCGCATGGTGACGGTCCACGCCGGTAGTGGGTATACGTTCCGCATGATTTGGACATGCCAGATTATCGGCGGCAAAGTGGTGAGGCTCGCGCGGCAATGAGCTACCGCACCACGCGCGCCTTTGAACGCACGCCGGCAATTGAACCGCCGTCGCTTACGTTGGCAATCTTTGCGTGGACGGATCACATAAAACTTATGGAGATATTCCGAAACCTATATGGCTGGCGGTGCGACTCTCCGCATACGTGGGACAGCGAACGCTACCGCAAGTGATCCCGCTTAGAGACTATCAACACGGATTGCACGCCGGTATCCATGCGTCTTGGCAACGCGGCAACCGCAACGTGCTTGCGGTCGCGCCATGTGGTGCCGGCAAAACTGTGAACATGGCCAACGAAAACGTGCTGGAACCTGGCGCGTCGGTGGACATTGCGCACCGCCAAGAATTGGCGGGGATCACCTGATTAAAACCTGTGTGCGTATCCATATGGAGGAAGTGGGGAACAGCTTTTTTCATCCCCAAAGCCACGTCGGTGTGGCCGGCGTGGACACCCTTGGAAATATGGAAGGCAACGACCCGTGGTTTAACCAGGTGCGGCTATGGCAAACCGACGAAGCCCACCACCTGTTGCGCGAAAACAAGTGGGGCCGCGCGTGCGCGAAGTTTCCCAATGCGCGCGGCGTCGGCTGGACCGCAACACCTGGACGTGCCGACGGCCGGGGCCTTGGCGCTCACGCCGACGGGATCATGCACGACATGGTTATGGGGCCGACGGCGCGCGAACTTATCACGCGCGGGTATCTCACCGACTACCGGATATTCTGCCCGCCCACCGACTTGGATTTATCCGATGTTGGTATTACCGAAGGCGGCGACTTTAGCCCTGTGAAGCTGCGCGAGGCCACGCACGCCAGCGCCATCGTGGGCGATATTGTTAAACACTATTTGCGCATCGCGCCCGGCCGGCTAGGGATCACCTTTGCGGTGGACGTGGAAGACGCCACCAAGATAGCCGCCGCTTACCGCGCCGCCGGCGTCGCTGCGGAGGTCGTCACCGCCAAGACCCCCGACACCTTGCGCGCCTCTATTCTGCGCCGCTTCCGCAAGCGCGAGTTGTTACAGTTGGTCAATGTAGATTTGTTCGGGGAAGGCTTTGACGTGCCGGCAATCGAAGTTGTGAGCATGGGCCGCGCCACCGCTTCCTTTAGTCTGTACGCGCAACAATTCTTCCGTGCGCTGCGCATCCTAGACGGCAAGTTGTGGGGAATCATTATCGACCATGTGGGGAACGTCATACGCCACGGCCTGCCCGACCGCACGCGCGTATGGTCCTTGGACAGGCGCGAGCGTGGCGCGCGTTCCGCCAGCATGTTGGGCGTGATCCCCGGCCGCGCCTGTGCGGAATGTACGCGCTACTACGAACGCCTAATGCACCAGTGCCCCTATTGCGGCCACATACCAGAACCGGCGGGACGCGGTGCGCCCGAACAGGTGGACGGTGATTTGATGGAATTGGACCCCGGCGTGCTGGCTGCGCTGCGCGGTGAGATTGCGCGCATTGACGGCGTGTCACGCATCCCCGAAGGCGTCAACGGCATAGTGGGCCGCGCCATCCATAATAACCACCTGTCGCGCCAGCAGGCGCAGGCGCCGTTGCGCGGCTACATGAACCATTGGGGATGGTGGCGCGAAAGCGACGGCGACACCGCTCGTATGATGCAGCGCCGGTTCTATTTTGACTTTGGGGTGGACGTGGCGACGGCGCACACGCTCAACAAGCGCGATGCGGAAGACCTCACCGCGCGCATTGCCTGCGCCCTAGCGCTTGCCGGCGTCCGCATCGGCTAGAATGGTATTTCGTCGTCATAGCCCAAGCGCGCGTCCACCAGGGCTTGCGCCACAAAGTCCACCGCGTCTTCGCACACCCCGACGCAACCGCGCGGGTGGCCGCTGGTGCAGGCGCAGGGCGGGATTGGTTGGCCTGGTGCAACGCCACGGCGCAGCACGCGGCGCGCGTCGTTCTTGTCCGACCAACTAGCTTGTGGCTTGCGCATTGTCCCGCATGTCTTTTAAGGCCCGGTCGTTGGGTATATGTACCCACATGCACCAGTGCAGCCAGGCGCGGCCTATCTTGAGCGTGCGCCACCCCTCTTTACGGGCGCGTTCCCACACAGCTTTATAGGTGCCGATGCCTTCAAAGGTCGCGCCGCAACCCGGATGGTTGCAGCTAAAAAGCTGGCGTTCGCCAAGTTTCTTTTTGTGCGTCACCGATTGCTTGCCCCTGGCACTGGAACGCAGGCGGGGCACGGCAACACTACGGTATCGCCTTCCTTTCCACTCTTGCGCCTTACCCATTGTCGCCCCTCGCACACCGCGCACGGTGCTTTAGGATCATGGCGCGGCACGCTGCGTTCGTCCATCACTTCCGCCGGCGTTTTACTTTCTTGTCCACTATCGTAACGGTGCCATCTATGAAGGCGGAAATTACCGCCATCACCTTCACCGCCGTGTTAAAGCAGCGCGAACAAACGCCCGGCGTGATCCAAGAGCAACCGCCATCGCAAGCGTGTTCGGTGGTGCAGCCGCAACCCACGCATTTGTCGGTGACTTTAGGAAACACCTTGCGCCTGGTGGTTTCGGTTACGGTCGTGGCCTTGTGGCGCTTGGCGAATTTCGCCGGCACAAATTGCCCGCTGCGGGCACTACGGCTTCGTTGGGGCATTGGGGTCTATTTCCTCAAAATGTTGTTTCAGTTCCGGTGATAGCGTACCGAACGTGGTTTCATCGCATCCCATTTGTGCCGCCGCCAGAACTTGCGCAACCTCAAACGCGGTAATGTCGGAACGCGGCTTGAAAATAAAGCGCCTCATTCGTCGTCCCCGATAACTGGCAATTGTGGCCGCCGGTTGCGGTCTATCAAATACCGTTCCATTTGGTCCGCCACGTCCAGCGCTTCCATAAGCTGGGTGCCGTCCGTCTTGGCGTCCTGGTGATGGCGCACCCACTCCCGAATCAGTTTCGGCGCGACGGGATCACGGCCCAAAAGTGTAAACACGGGTTCGTCGTCTTCGGCTTTCCCGTATCCATCAAATCGACCGGGGGCGGCTTTCGTACCCATAGGGCTTGCGTCCTTAAAAATTCGTCGGCATATTGCCGGCAATTGTCCAACCAGTCAACAAGGCCCCGTTAATGGATATAACCACCCGCTTTGTGGTGCAAACGTGCTGTACGTCCAGTTGCGGCATAGTCTTTGCGGTGCCGGCGGATTGGGACCGACTAAGGCGCAATGACCATTCTTGGTTCTATTGTCCCAATGGCCACCGCCAGCACTATACCGGGGAAAGTGAGGAAGAACGGTTAAAGCGGGAGTTGGCGCAAGCACAGCACAACGTGACGTTTTACAAGGAACGCCGCGAAGCGGAAGCCGCAGCCCACCAACACACCCGCAATTCTCTTGCTGTTACCAAAGGGCATGTGACTAGAATTAAAAAGCGCGTCGCCGGCGGCGTATGCCCTTGCTGCACGCGGACATTTCAAAACCTGGCTAACCACATGAAAGGCCAGCACCCCGATTACACACAGGCCGCAGAATGAATTTACACGAATGGGCGCACCGTTGGGGCGTGCCGGCGGCGGCCCTTGAAGACCTCCGCTTACAGTTGGGCTTGGACAATGCCGTGCCGGCGTCGCAACGCGGTGTCGGCCACAACGAAGACGCGGTGCAAGTCGCTGTCCGTTTCGAGGCGGCGCGCAAAGGCCTGCTGGTGTGGCGCAACAATGTGGGCGCGCTCAAAGACGCCACCGGCCGCGTGGTGCGTTATGGCCTGGCCAACGACAGCACGGCCGTAAATAAGAAAATCAAGAGCGGCGACCTTATCGGCGTGCGCCCTGTCACCATCACGCCGGCGCATGTCGGGCAAGTCATTGGCCAATTTGTTTCGCGCGAGTGCAAGGCGCACGGGTGGTTCTACACCGGCGCCGACCGCGAGCCGGCACAGTTGGCGTGGGCTAACCTGGTGCTGTCGGTCGGCGGCGATGCAGCTTTTACAACGGGCGAAGGGACACTGTGATGCTGTGGGGCGCTGGCTGGTTGGGGTTCGGGATGGCGTCGGCCATTTGGTTTTTATGGAAAACGCACGACCCGCGCCGGCCCAACTTCCCCGAAAGCGTCGGGTGGTTTGTTATCCTAACGGTGCTTGGCCCGCTGTGGGTGGTGTCCGCTTTTATCCTGTTTCTATGCGTCGCCTGGCCCCGGAGGTTCTACTAGCGTGGGCCAACAGATACTTGCGAAAGAGTCGTGGCCGCCGCCCCGGCCGCTGGTGGTTATCGTGTCGTGCGATGGCTGCAAACAGGTGGACTTTCAAATGTACGACGACGCGAATTATGGAGGCGACTACATCAAATTGCGCCAACAGATGCACGCCGACGGATGGCGCCGGCGGAACAACAATTGGTATCGCGGCGCGTGCATACCTAAAGGATCAAAGGAACCCGAAGAATGGTAGACACCGGAAAATTGAAGGCGCCAAGCGATTGGCAGACAGAACGCAACCCCGTCACCGTCGCGGTTATCGGGAAGCTGGGAGAGGAAGCGGCCGAACTAAGCAAAATATGCCACCGCGCCACCATCCAAGGAATTGTCGGGCACGACCCGAAGAACGATAAGCCCAACGAAGACGCGATATTTGAGGAAATGGCGGACACGCGCGCTATGTCGATACTGGCGGAAAAGTATTTTGGCCGAACGATAGACCCGGAGCGAGTAGCCGAAAAACTCGCACATAAGGAAGCCTGGCTAAAACTGATTCGCGCATGACATACGACAGCCGCAGCCCGGCAAAGGTGCCGGCCGTCGGTGGGTTCTATGACCTCCGGGCGGGGCTTCGTTGCTTTGTCAATGGCCACACCGAATTTTACGGCGTTAAGTTTTGGAAGGGCGTTTTACTTCCGCCCGGCGCCGGCACCGTTTTATGGTACGCAAACGGCCAATACAGCCCTGTGCGCGGCAACCATCACGAACTAGACATAATCCGCGAAACGTCTTATTGACTATCCGGTTAACGAAGGGTCCGATATGCCACCGAATACACAAGAACGATTGCCGCCGGCGATGCGCAAGGAACAAATTGTAGCGGTTGCGCTTAAGCTGGCCAGGGAAAACGGCTATCAGCGAATCACTAGCGACCAGGTGGCGAACGCCGCCGGCGTTTCCAAAGGGCTGGTGTTTAACTATTTCACCACCATGCCGCAGTTGCGCCGCGCCATCATGCGCGCCGCCATTGCTGCCAAGCCTCCGGTGCTGTCGGTGATTGCCGAAGGGCTGGCGGTGGGTGATTCGCACGCGAAAAAGGCCCCGGCGGAAATTAAGGAATTGGCTGTAGCGTCGCTGTCTAAGTAGCTGGGATTTTTTCCATGTTCGTGTTGCCCCCCGCCCTCGCTTCATTGCGAGGGTATAGGCAGTTCGTCCCCTTCAAGTTGGTGCCCTCCGCCACCCGGCCGGGCAAGACCGACAAATTCCCCATTGATTACAGAAGCGGCCTTGTCGCCAACGCGCACGACGCCGGCGCGTGGATGGACGCGGAAAGCTGCGCCACCTATGCCGAAATGTTGGGCGCCAACCACGGCGTGGGCTTCGTCTTCACGCCGGCGGACCCGTTCTTTTTTATCGACATAGACGAATGTTTGGTGGACGGGGCATGGTCCCCGACGGCGCAAGCCATGCTGCAATCGTTCGCCGGCGCGGCCGTGGAAATTTCCGCCAGCGGCCGGGGCCTGCATATCATCGCGTGCGGCAATGCAGGCCCACCACCCCCAGCGCGCAAAGTCAAATACGGTTCGTACTTCGACCTATACACAGAAAACCGATTCGTGGCGCTCACCGGAACGGCCGCCGGCGGCGACGCCTGGACGGATCACACGCCGGCGCTGCAATGGCTTGTCGCCACCTACCTAACCCCGGACGCGGCCACAACCGCCGAATGGACGACCGCACCGGACCCGCGATGGCGCGGCCCGACCGACGACGCGGAGCTAATCCGCCGCGCGCTGCGCTCGCAATCATCGGCGCAGGCGTTCGGCACGCGCGCCAGCTTCCAACAGCTTTGGGAGAGGGACGCCGACGCCCTAGCGCGCTGCTACCCGGACGACCATAAGTCGCGGCCGTGGGATGAAAGCCGCGCGGACAGCGCGTTGGCGCAAGCACTCGCGTTCTGGACGGGCAAGGATTGCGAACGCATCCTGCGCCTTATGTGGCAATCGGCGCTTGTCCGCCAAAAATGGCACGACAGACCCGACTATTTACGAACCACAATTGAAATGGTGGTGGCGCGGCAATACGACGTGTTGCAGGACAAGCCCCCGCAGGAACATACCGGCGTGGCCGCCACCGGCATGTCGGCAATGGCTGTTCCCGTCACCGGCGAAACGTGGCTTTCGGCCGAAGAACAAATGAAAATTTTCGCGGGCTGCGTCTATGTCTGCAACATGCACCGCGTGCTTGTGCCCGGCGGCCAACTGCTAAAGCCCGACCAATTTAAAGTCATGTACGGCGGGTATAGCTTCCCGATGGACCCGCAGAACGAACGGGTGGTGCGCAACGCATGGGAAGCCTTCACCGAAAGCCAATCGTTCCGTGCGCCGCGCGCGGACGGCCTTTGCTTCCGCCCCGAACGCGCGCCCGGCGAACTCATAACCGAAGCCGGCACGACGCTGGCAAATATCTGGTGGCCAATTGAAACGCCGGCGACCGAAGGCGACGTGTCGCCCTTCATGGTTCACATGGAAAAGCTGTTGCCCGACCAGGCCGACCGCGAAAAGCTGTTGGCTTATATGGCGGCGGTGGTGCAATACCCCGGCCGCAAATTCCAATGGGCGCCGCTGGTGCAAGGCGTGGAAGGCAACGGCAAGACGCTGATTATTACCGCACTGTCCCAATGCGTGGGCGACCGCTACACCCATTTGCCGAACAGCGAAGACCTTGTGGCCGGCGGTGCGAAGTTTACGGGATGGCTGCAAAATAAACTGTTCATTGGGCTAGAGGAAATTTACACCGGCGAACGTCGCAACATGATGGACGCGCTAAAACCTCTCATAACCAACAGCCGCATAGAGATTCAAGCAAAGGGGCAAGACCAGTTCACCGGCGACAACCGCGCCAATTTCGTAGCGTGCAGCAACCACAAGGACGCGGTGCCGAAGACAGCGAACGAACGACGGTGGGGCATATTCTTTACGGCGCAACAGAAAGTGGAAGACCTCGCGGCGCACGGCATGGGCGGAAACTACATGCCGCAGCTTTATAACTGGTTTTGGGGGCGTGATGAATTCGCCGGCCACACACCCGGCGCCGCGATTATCAATCATTTCCTGCGCACCTATGCGATACCGGACGCGCTAAACCCCGCCAAAGATATGCACCGCGCGCCCGACACCACCAGCACCAACGAAGCCATAGGGCTGTCCGTGGGCGGAATAGAACAAGCGATACTTGAAGCGATTGGCGAAGAACGCCCCGGCTTTGCCGGCGGGTGGGTGTCGTCTATGGCGGTGGACAAGCTGTTGGCGCATTTGAAAGCCGAACGCCGCGTACCGCCCAACAAGCGGCGAATTATCCTTGAAGGGCTTGGCTATCACTACCACCCCGCGTTGCCCGAAGGCCGCGTGCCTAACCCCGTGCAGCCAGACAATGCGCGCCCGCGCCTGTTCGTGAAGCGCGGACACCCCAATAATGTACTAAGTACAGGGCCGTCTATCTGCAAAGTTTACGAAGACACACAAACCAAGAGCTTGACGGCCGCCGCGAAGTTTGGCTAATTGACCAACCGAACAACACAACCAAAGGAAGCCTGCATATGTTCACCATTGCTTTGTCCAGAAACCCCGACGCTAGCGAAGTGCAACGGGTAATGTCCGTTATCGGCCTTATCGCCGGAATGGAAGTAATGCAGAACGTCACCGCCGCTTTGATGCAATCGGGCGCTGTCCCGCCCGCACCGGCGCCCGGTCCCTCACCCACCGCCGCGTTCACGCCGCCCCCTCCGCCTCCGCAGCAACAGCAGGCCGAAACGGCGCCGAAAGATTCCGCTGGCTTCCCGTGGGACGAACGAATCCACAGCAGCGCCAAGTCGTTCAACAAAGACGGTTCGTGGAAGAAAAAGCGCGGCGTGCAAGACACGGTGGTGTCCAGCGTGGAACAGCAGTTGCGCCTTACCTATCCCGCGCCGAACCCGCAGGGTGCTTTCACCCCGCCGGCACCGCCGCCCCCTCCGCCTGCGCCGGTTGGCCAGGTGCCCCCGCCTCCGCCGCCTCCGCCTCCCGCTGCGCCGGCACAAACTGGCGCGCTGGACTTCATTGGACTTATGGGAAAAATTACGGGGCACATTGCCGCCGGGAAAATCACCCAAGCCGATGTTGCCGGCGTGTGCCAGCAGTTCGGTATCGCCGCCGCTCCGCTGCTTGCGCAGCGCCCCGACCTTATCCCGTCGGTTGGCGCCACGCTTGACGCTCTCGCGCTGTCGCGCCCGTGAGCGAACAGCACGCACCCTTAGCGCCCTCCGCCGCCGGTAGGTGGGGGGCGCAGTGCGCCGGGTCCACAGCGTTGGAAGCGGCAAACCCCGAAGCGGAAAAGTCGCAAGACGCCCGCGAGGGGGACGCTTCGCATTGGGTGGGTGCTACGACGCTGCGCGACCTTCAACAGTACAAGCAGGCGCGGCAATTCAAAATCGGCATGTCGGACCCGGCCGGCACGATTTTGGACAAGGAAATGTTGGAAGGCGCGGAAATGTTTGTGGACACGGTGGTGGAAATCATCGGGTCCGACGCGCTGGACACTATCCACGTTGAAGAAAAGTTGACCATGCACAACCTGGTGCATCCGGTGAACGAAGGAACGCCCGACGTGTGGGCTATCAGCGGCGGCACGCATCGCGCCATCCCCAGCGCCGAAATTTATTTGCTGGACTACAAATATGGCCACCGCTTCGTTGACGCTTTCGAGAATTGGCAGTGTATCGACTATACCGCCGGCGTGCTTGAGCGGCCCGAACTCGCAAATATACCGTGGGAAAACATCAAAGTTAGAATCGTTATCGTGCAACCGCGCTGCTATGGACGCGGCGACCAGGTGCGCCATTGGGAAACCACCGCCGCGAAGCTGCGGCCGTACTTCGACCAACTGCGCAACAATGCGTACTTGTCTATGGGACCGGGCGCCCCCACCAACGTGGGCGCGGAATGTAGGGACTGTAAAGGGCGGCACGATTGCGAGGCGCTACAGCGCGCGAGCGAAAGCGCGATGGACACCGCCGGCCTGGCTGTGCCCGTCCGCATGTCACCGACCGCGCAGGCTGTGGAATTGCGCATGATCCAACGCGCGCAGGAATTGCTAAAGGCTCGCGCCACCGGACTGGAAGCCCAAGTAATGGCGAACGTCCGTGCTGGTGTGGCCGCTTGGCGTGGACGAAGCCGGCGGCCGAAGTCGTCGTGCTTGGTGATATGTACGGCGTGGACTTGCGCAAAGAACCGGAAGCCATCACACCAACGCAAGCCATCAAATTGGGGAAGGCCGCCGGCCTAACCGAAGACGTGGTTAAATCCTTCGCGGCGCGGCCGAAGGGTGAAACAAAACTTATTGCCGCAGACACCGAACAAGCTAGAAGGGTTTTTGGAAATGACGCAAGTTAACACTGTGGTGAATATCACCACTCCCGTGGGGCGCATCGTATGGGGCGACCTCTACGACCCGCAGACAAAAGATTTTGACGGCAAGCCACTCACCACCAAGACGGGACCGCAAGCGGGACAGGCACGCGTGGACTATCCCTTTGGCTTTGCCATCCCCAAGCGCGGCGAACGCCATTGGGCGGAAACCGATTGGGGCGCCAAGATTTGGGCTGTCGGCCACACAGCCTTTCCGGCGCAGGCGCAGCGCCCAGACTTCGCTTGGAAAATCACCGATGGCGACAGCACCACGCCGAACAAAAAGAATCGCGTTCCCAATACGCAAGAGGGTTTCCCCGGTCATTGGGTGCTGCGTTTCGGTTCGGGCTTCGCGCCCAACCTGTTCACGCTGCTAGGCACACAGGACGGTAAGCCGGCCGCGTTGATCGAAAAGGGCGCGATTCAATCCGGCTATTATTGCCAGGTCAATTTTAACGTCCAGGGCAACAACAACCAGAACAACGCCGGCATTTATTTGAATCACAACATGGTGTGCCTGCTGGCATATGGTCCGGTGATCCGCAGCGGGCCGTCGCCCGACGCGGTGGGCTTTGGCCAGGGTGTCCAGTTGCCGCCTGGTGCGTCCGCTGCGCCCCCTGCTGGGTTCAATCCGGCACCCCCGGCCCCGGCGCCCTATGCGCCCCCAGCGCCGGCCGCCTATGCCCCGCCCCCGGCCGCAGCGCCGGCTTATGCCCCGCCGCCGGCGCCCGCCTACGCGCCCCCAGCGCCAGCCTATGCCGCCCCTGCGCCGGCTTACGCACCCCCGGCCCCTGCACCCGCCCCGGCGCCCTACCAGCCGCCAGCACCGGCCGCCGTGCCGCCACACCCCGCCATGTCGGCGGCGCCCCCTGCGCCCGCCCCTGTGGCGCCAGCAGGCCGGCAAATGACGGCCAAGGCCGCAGGCCAACCCTACGAAGTGTTCGCCGGCGCAGGCTGGACCGACGACGCCTTGCGGGCGCATGGGTACATGATCTAATCCGCCAGCATGATACCCCCGCCGCCAACACTCGAATCGTTGCCGGCGGGGTATCAGCTTGTCGCGGGCATGGGCCTGGCCACGGTCCTACCGGATGCAGATTTTGAAACCTTTAGCGAAGCCGGCTTTATCTGGAATGAAGCCACCCAAAAATACGATTGCCCGCCCAATGCACCGCAGGGACGCAAGGGCCTAAACACCGTCGGCGCCGCCGTCTATGCGACGCATCCCAGCACCGAAGTTCTATCGTTCAAGTGGGATTTGAAAGACGGTCGCGGCCCCATGTTCTGGCGGCCGGGAATGGAACCCCCACACCGCCTGTTCCAGCATCTTGCCGATGGCGGGGTAATTGAGGCGTGGAATAGCGGCTTTGAACATTGGATATGGAATTTAGTTTGCGTGCCGAAGTACGGGTGGCCACCGCTTCCCCTTCGGCAACTACGCTGCGCGATGGCAAAGGCCCGCGCCTTCGCGCTACCTGGCGCGCTGGAAGATGCCGGCGACGTGTTGAAGCTTCACACGCGCAAAGACCCCGACGGCAAACGGTTGCTGAATAAATTTTCTATTCCGCGCAATCCCACCAAGACGGACAAGCGCCGCAGGATCACGCCGGCGGAAGACCAGGCCGACGCCGCGCGCCTGTACGACTATAACGGCACCGACATAAAAGCGGAGGCCGAAGCGTCCAGCCGATGCCCCGACCTACCGCCGGCCGTGTTGGAATTTTGGCTTAACGACCAGGAAATAAATTTTCGCGGCGTGGCGGTGGACCCCAAGGGACTAGCCGATGCAATCGCAATCGTGGAACAGGCGTTTGAACGCTACAACGCGGAATTGCGCGCCATCACCGGCGGCGCTGTCGAAAAGGCGTCACAGCTTGAAAGGCTAAAAGCGTTCCTGGCCACGCGCGGCGTGCATGTCGATAGCCTGGACGAAGAACACATGGACGCGCTGTTGAAGGTAAAGGGGATGGACCCTTGGGCCTACCGCGCACTGGAAATTCGCGCAGCCATAGGAAGCGCCAGCATTAAAAAACTGTTCGCTATCCGAAACCAAAAGACACTTTGGAATCGCCTGCACGACCTCTTTAGCTTCCATGGTGCGCGTACCGGGCGCGCGACAGGCAACGGGCCGCAGCCGCAGAATTTGCCGAAGGCCGGCCCCGACGTGTTCGGCCCCAACCCAAAAGACGCCAGCGCCTTCAAATGCTGCGGCCGATTCTTCGGCGCTCACACCCACGTTTGCCCCTGGTGCGGCGTTGTGTGGCCGCCCACCGCCAAAAAGCTGGAATGGTCGGCCGAAGTCCACGCCGACGCCTTCACCATCCTAGCCACCCGGTCGTTGGCCTGTGCGGAAATGTATTTTGGCGACGCGCTGTTGCTGATAGCTGGTTGCCTGCGCGGCTTGTTTGTTGCGGGTGACGGCCACGACCTTATCGCATCCGATTTTAGCGCTATTGAAGCTGTGGTGCTGGCTGCGCTCGCGGGTGAGGAATGGCGCCTAGACGTTTTCCGCAACAAGAAAGATATTTACTTGGCGTCGGCCGCCAAGATAACCGGCAACACATACGAATTTTACGCCGACTACAAAAAGAACACTGGCCAGCATCACCCACACCGCCAGCCGTTCGGTAAGGTGGCCGAATTGTCGTCGGGCTATGGTGGATGGATTGGCGCTTGGCTGTCCTTCGGCGCCGGTGAATACTTTAGCGAACAGGAAATGAAAACCCACATATTGGCATGGCGCGATGCGTCGCCGGCGATTGTGGAATTTTGGGGCGGGCAGTTCCGGGGCTTGCCGTGGGAGACAGGATACCGCGCCGAACGCTTCGGCCTGGAAGGCGCGGCCGTCAATGCCGTTCAATACCCCGGCACAGAATTTACGGTGTGCGCGCAGCACCCCGCCAGCCGGCCTATTTCCTTTGTGGTGAAAGACGACGTTTTATATTGCCGCCTGCCTTCCGGTCGGTATCTCACCTATCACCAGCCGCGCCTTGTTCCGGCGTCGCGCGGCCTGCACAAAGCCGAAGACGGCGCCTTGTCGCTGTCGTACATGACATGGAACACCAACCCGAAAATGGGGCCGGCCGGTTGGGTGCGTGTCGATACCTACGGCGGCAAGCTGTGCGAAAATGTGGTGCAGGCGGTGTCTTTCGATATTCTCGCTTATGCCATTATCAACATACAGCGCGCCGGCTACCCGGTCGTGCTGCACGTCCACGACGAAATAGTGGCGGAGGTCGTGAAGGGTTGGGGGTCGGTCGAAGAATTTGAACGGATCATGGGGACGTTGCCGCCGTTCGCCAATGACAACCAGGGCGAAGCGTGGCCCCTGCGCTGCGCCGGCGGGTGGCGCGGCTATCGCTATCGCAAGGACTAAAAGAAAGGGGCGCCCTTTCGGACGCCCCAAGTTCGTTGGGTATGGTGGGGGTGTCGGACAATCCGACCAGGATTATTTACCCGGCACCTTTTGCAGCGTCAAGCCGGCGACAGCTTCCACCACGCCGCTTTCCACTTTGCGCACAGCTTCCACCGCGTTGGTTTCCACGCCTTCAAGGACGTGGTGGCCATCGTTGTAAATGACGGTGAGGAAGTCCGCGACAACTTCGCCAATCGGCTTCGCGCTTCCGTCGTCGTTGGTCTTCACATGATTCAGAACGTCCGCAAAAAGCTGCGGGGCCTGCGCGGCTTCGGCCGCCAGGCCGACAAGGATGCCCTGCACCCAATGGGCTGCGTTGGTGACGGCTTCCACGATGCCGTCGGCAACCTCCAAAAAGTCGTCTTTGCCGTTTCGGTTCAAGTCCATTTCGTCGTCCCTCTTGGTTGGAAAGGCGGCGATATTGACCTATTGGTTAAGCTAAGGCAAGCGCCGGCGCGCGACTTCCAAGGCGTCCAGGCGGTGGCCGTTGTTGGCTATCCACCGTTCGTCCCCGTCAAATCGGGCGCTGATAGCCTTGGCAAATTCTACAGCCTCCGCGCGGGTGTAGGCGGCCGGGGAAACCTGTAACTGCGTTTCGACCTTTCCCAACCGATTGTCCACCGACATAAGCGTGGCGCCCACCCACAGCACACCAGGCACGAACAGGGCCATAC